TTTGCCAAGTTCTGCTCGATTTTCGGGTCCATATTCATACATCTTCATAAGAGCATCAGAAACTTGTTTCCCACTTAGACGATCTTCATAAATAAATGGAACTTCTTGAGAACCAATTACAGCTTTTGAAGTTGGTTCAAGTCCAATTCCGAATTCATATTCTGTAACAGGTTTCATTTTCGAATTTCTTTTTAACATTATATCTTCTGAAACCCTTTCAATATATGTTACTTGTTCCTGAAGGCCGCCTGTCATTGTAACAATTACTGGTGTCTCGCACGCAAGCGATTCAAATGTCGCTAGTCCAAATCCTTCGGCATCTGAAAGGTTTATTGTACAATCAGCAGCACTATAAATCTCCGCAAGATTGTCTGGCGGAATCTTATCGGCAGAAATAAGAACTTCTTTATCCATAAATCCAAGTTCTTTAATGATAACGAATAAATCTTGTCCATTAGGATCTTTAGGATCTGTGTGCATAAGCAACGAGGCTTTGACATCTTTGTCTTTTTTCTTGAGTTTTTTTAAAAAATCGTTAAACCAATAAATCAATGAACCGCTTTGCTTGCGTCTTGCATTTCGATTACTCCAAAAAACAAGAAAATCTTTATCTTCAAGTCCAAAATGATTTTTTCTAAAAGCATTGCGAGCGCCAGCCGATGTTGGTTTAAATAAATCTGTTGGAACTGCATGAGGAATATAACATTCATCCACATCTGGTGCGACTGTTTTAACAATATCTGATGTCACCTTGGAAATGGTCGCAACAACATCTGTAGAGTCATACCAAATTTTATTAAAAGTTGGATATGGATAATTATCCCACACATGATAATACACCATAGGAACCAAATTTCTAATTTCATTTTCTATTTCCCAAAGCCAAGGAAAAAATCTTGGATCGGTCATAAACCACAAAATATCTGGTTTTTGACTTCTAAGAATAGAGCGTATTGATTCTTGATCACCATAACCATCAACTGGAAAAATAATCCAATCATCTCCAAATTCTTCTACTTTGGTTGGTTGATAGTTATCGTGCTTTATTGCCCCACCAAGACTGATAAATGAAAATTTACCAGTCTTGAGCATTTCAACTATAAAATATTTTGTTTGGGTGCCGACGCCGGAAGGCGAAAGCGGATGGTCTGAAATTGTTAATACTTTGATTTTCTTTTGCGGATTTTCGGTCTCCATTATGCTCCTATGGACACCACCTCGTTTTATTGAATTCGCATTTCTCACATTTGAGGCGATTTTTTGGGTGGTTCTTATTATGAATATTATACACAGCTTTATTCAAAAGTTGAAGAGAATTTTTAACTTTTCTTGGGCCACTTGAAACTCGAAAGATTTCAGCTTGATTATTTTTGGCTGTGCGCTTTAGTAAACCAAAATATGTTTCAACATTTTTCGGATCAACATCGTGCTTGGCGCAAAAGAAATTCTTATAATAAGTCAACTGATAAGTTGTCATTCGATCTGTTTTCCTTTTAATATCCCAGCCCCAAGAACACGTCTTCCAATCAATGATGTGATATTTTCCATCTGGAGTCTTAATAATGAGATCTAGGAAACCCTTGAAGTCGAACTTACCAGGCGAATCAAGGATTGGTTCTACAATCTCTTCCTCTACTGAAACTACCTTAAATCCTGGGAATTTTTCATGTAGCGCTGCTAAAGCATACTTGGGTAGCACCCCACCAACAGACTTCATTTGTTCTATTAATTTGGGATCTTTTTCAACATCTTTTGGAAGGCTACTTAGCTTATCTTTAAATGTTTGCGAAAAGACGGGCTCAGGATCTACTGATTCATCAATAACTATTTTTTCACAACCTGCGTGAACTGATGTCCCAAAAGAAGTATGAACATTTCCTTTAAATATACTAATTTTATCAATATATGTAAGCTTATGATAAAATGGGCAAAAATCCCAATTCTTTAAAGCACTGAATGATATGTGTGACATGAAAAGCCTTTCTTGAAAGCAAAAATCTCATTATCATACTATAGCACAAGTGGTGGGTTGGGTCAAGTCATTTCTCCAGAAAAAAATTGTTTATCAAGCATTTCCAATTTACTATAAAGAATAGGACTTATATCTTTCAATACATTAGGCTCTCCCAATAAATATTCTTCTACTCCATTAGCAAAATATTCTCTAATGGAGGTTATTGAATAAGGAGATAAAAAGAGTCCTGGGGTCAAAAGAGAAAGTTTATCATAACCTATTTTTTTATAAAGAAGGTCATCTAGTTCATCAACCATTTCATTTGAAAAAAATAGTTCTTCTGGAATCTTGTATCCACCATATCGGAGAATGCTTAATAACTTTTTCTTTTTGCCATTATATTCATTTTCTATTCTATCATCATAATAAATTTCATATGAAAGTTTGTCTTCCATAGCATGTGCTAGTTCATGAACTATATCTTTCGCTATAATTTCTTCTGAAACACCTTCAGAATCTTTAAATGATGATAAATAAATGGCACTATCTTTAAATAATGCTTGGATGTTTCTGTCTTTTAGTTCTTTAAACTCACCAATATAAATTCCTTCAATAGAATCAAACATAAATTTAGGAATATAACTTTCTAATATTTGAATGATTTGATTTATATTAATATTAGGTGGAAGTTCATTTAAAATGAAAATAGGTGTTTGATTGAAAAGGTAATATTCTTTTCTGTCCCTATTGACAGATGATTTGATGTACTCTTTCATATCAACAAATAATATTAAAAATATTGTATCACATTTTTAGGAAACGATGAAATTTTTCTCACCGACATCAAAGCGCAGTCGAAGAAATGGTCGCCACTTTCGACCGACACCCTTTTGTAAAAGTTATATGCCCAGAAACATCGTAATGTTTAAGTTTTTCAATCGCATAAGTTAATCCATTAGATGTTTCATCAATATTCACATTATCGATTTGTTCAATATCTCCAGTCAAAACAATCTTTGTTCCGTTTCCAACTCGGGTAAGAATAGTTTTAATTTCGTGTCTGGTTAAGTTTTGACACTCATCAACAACAATAAATGCTTGCTGAATTGAACGCCCTCTAATATATGTTAGCGCTTCCAACTCAATTATACCCTTTTCCATATATTCATTAAGCATTAGCTTATCGTCGCCAAAAAGAAATCTTAAATTGTCTTGGACAGGAGCCATCCAGGGAGCCATTTTCTCTTCAATAGTCCCAGGCAAATATCCCAAATCTTTTCCCATAGGCATAACAGGCCTTGAAATAATCAAACGACTATAGTTTGCATCATCACCCATTACTTGTTGGAGCCCCGCTGCAACAGCGCATAAAGTTTTTCCGCTACCCGCTTTCCCAACTAACGATACAATTGGGATCGCTGGATCTGATAAAAGTTCCAGGGCAAAATTTTGTTCTTTGTTTTTTGGCGCTATTCCCCATCCACTTTCCACTTTATGTTCTATAACTTTTCTAAACGGTGAAAGAGGACTTGTATATCTTACCAATGCCGTCTTTTTGTCGTTGGAAGAAGATACCAACATTACAAATTGATTTGGAAAAAGTTTGTTTTTATCGGCTACATCCTCTACAAAGATTTTTTCTCCATTATAAAATCTATCAATGATTTGGTCATCAACCAAAAGTTGAGTAAATCCGGTATAAAGTTCCGTGAATGCTTTTATTACATTTTCAGGTTTATAACTTTCTGCGTCAACGCCAACAGCATCACATTTGATTCTCAAATTGATATCGTTGGATACAAGGATGACCTTGCGACTAGGATTTTCCGATCGAAGCGTCAAAGCAGCCGCAATAATTTGATGATCGGCAATATCGTGCTTATACCCAACAGGCAACTTTGACAAATCAGGAGATTTGGTAAAAATTAAACCTGCGCCCTTCTGTATACGGACACCTTTTTGAAAATTACCTTTTTCTCTTAACTCATCAAGAGTTCTAATAAGACTTCTGGCATTTACACCGACACCATTTGGTCGTTTTTTGAGTTTGTCTATTTCCTCTAATACGATCAAAGGAATTGCTATGTCGTTTTTTCCGTAAGAATAAATTGCGCGCCAATCCGTTAGATACACACTTGTATCCAGAACATAAGTCTTTTTTGTCATAGAATACTTCCATTTAGTTTTCCGAACCTGTCACGGCTCAAAAGTAAATAGGTTTCTTCTTGGAGTTTGGGAATTTTCATTATAGTTAATTTATAAGGAAATAATAATTTGGTGAAATCTCTTATAAGTTTACTGTCTTTGTTTCTTATTTCTTGCTCTGGTTGTGCTCTTTTCCAACTTGACCAGATGATGCTCAATCATAAAAGAAAATCTATCGGAATTATTGTTACAAATACATTTTTAAGAGTCACATCCAAAACTTCAACTTCTGCGTCTATTACGATAGAAACATCTACACAGACTTTAAAAAAGAAAGATATAATAACATCTTTTAGAAGTTCCGGTTCAGCATCGATTGTAGAACATAAGAATAAATTTTCTTTTATTCTAACAGCAGCGCACGTTTGTACTATTGCTTATGAAGAACAAATAAAAAGAATTTTTCCATTTTACAATGAGAAAGAACATGATGTTATGTGGTCAAGAACAAACAAGGTTTATGATATAGAAGGCACAGACCATATTGCGGTTCCGTTGATTTGGAGCCCAGAATATGATGTTTGTATAATGGTAACCAACAAAATAAATCAACCTTCTTTAAGTTTGTCGTGGAAACCTCCATTCCCAGGAGAAAAAATCTATTATATGGGGTTCCCAAGAGGCATTGGTGGAGGAAGTTTTATTCCTATGTTTACCGGACGCTACATAGGGCACAAGCAGCTTGGTAGTTGGAATAAACATCAAAAAATAGCAGGTTTTACTCTCCCCATCGCACCTGGCTCATCAGGCTCATCCGTTCTTGATGTTAACGGAAATATCATTGGAATGTTGCACTCTTATTACCCACAATTTGATAATATTGGTTTTTCAGCAACACACTCTCAACTTAAAGAGTTGTTTGAAAAAGCCGATGAAGTTTGGGAAATAAGAAAGTCTGAAATTGCTAGAAAATTAAGACAAAATTGATAAAATGGAGGCGGCGGGAATCGAACCCGCGTCCTAAATGCTTCAATATTTTGCGTTATACAAGGTTAAACTTTAATCTTTCTTCTGAACAAATTTGTAAAGCTTTTCGGCTTCAGCAATTATTTCTTCAGTCGTATAAGAAGGAACAGCATTTCGCGCTCCCTCTGGCTTGATCATTTCATTATCAAAGGCGCGATTGGATTTGTCGCCAAGAATACCTTGTGCCATTCCAAGCAATCCTTCTCTAATTTCATAACCATTTCTATTTTTATTTTCTGACATAATATATGTCCTCCTTTGTGTGTGTGTTAATTTAAACCCCGGTTTTGGGTAACAAGGAAACCGAGAACCCCGCTTTGATTACTTACGCAGCCAAAGGTAATGCAACATCATTGTTAGCAGTTATTAAGTTAAGCCTTTTAGTGTTTGCTTATACACCCTTGCACAAAATATTTCCCTCATCTAGTCGAAGCCATTTCGCCCCCGTAGTAAGTATTATAACTCGTTTAATAAATCTCTTATCTTGAATAATTCGTCTTCTAAGTCAACTAGAACATCCGCTTCATCAACAGGATCTGGGATAACACGTTGACTGTGCTCTTTACCAGCGTATTTATCATACAATGGGTTGAGAGATTCCAAGGCTTTCTCAACAGCGGATTTTAAAGTTTCTGTTTTGCCCTCTTTTTGATAAAAAGTTTTAGCGCTTAAAACAAAATCTGAAA